TGTCATCAAGCTCGCCAACACCGTAAACGGCAGTTGCGTTAAGCTCAGTGGCACGTAAGGATGCATCACGCTGAGTTTCGATCTGGAAGTCACGCTTCAATGCAATCGCTAGTGCTTCGCGAGAGAATACAGCGCCTTTCACATCATCGTTACCGTCAACCGTTAGGTTGCTTGACTGATAGATATCAACACCGCCCAAAGAACCAACAAAGCTACTACGCATTGCCTCGTTCTGAGCATCACCACCGTTAGGGTTAGCAAAAGTGTTAGTCAAGTTAGCCTTTAACTGGTAAGCAGTATAAGGGTGGATAACAGCGGCCATAGAACCTTGCGCGTTGTTGTTCTGGAGGATCGCAACAGCCTTGAAGATGTCAGCAACAGTAATCTCTGTTCCTGCGCCACCTAGAGAGGTTGAGAAGCCATCAAATAGAGCAAGAAGGTCTTGATCCATTTTCTTAGCAATAGCCGAACCAAGGACAGTGCCTAGCTCAATGGCAGGGTTGCCGTGTCCGTCACGCGCTAAGTCAGTTAGCAATACCTGTGCGCCAACTTCTGCGATGGTTACAGTCACAGATGAAGTGCTGACAGTGGTGCTTGACATGTCAGTTCCTTCAACTAAAGCACTGGCGGCAATGCTCGGGTACTTAGGAATCTGGATTGTTTTTCCCGGAGTTGAACCGATGTTATAAGGAGTTACCAAACCAAGCATTAAAGACTGCTGTTCAGCGGTGAATCGAGCTTGAGCGATGATATTTGCAAACAGATCATCAAGTGTTGCACTAGTTGTTGCGGCCATGATTATTACCTTTATTTAGGGCGAAAAAAAACCGCCAAAGGGCGGTCTATTTCATTAAGTTAAATCAAGTTGGCTAACGCTTGGTTGCGGCATATGCCTCTCGGCCACCTGTGTTCCAGTTGTCTACCATGTCTTGATGTGTCATTGTTTTTTGCACTGAGCCGCCAGAATTACCCTGACTCCCAGAACCACCTGCCGATGCCCTCACAAAATGAGGGTTAACAGTTAAAAATTCGGATACCGCTTCACCAACAGATAACAGATCACCCTTCTCGTTGTAACGAGGGGTATTGTTGCCATCTACTACCTCAACAGTTCCATCCTCTGACAAACGCACTTGATGCTTTAGCAGAGTAGAAACTTGATCTGGATTAACCGCATTGTTAATAGAGGCCGCAGACAACAAAGCACCGTCAACCAGTGTTTGATGTAGCTTGCTCTTGTATGCGTTTATTTCCTGATCCTTTTTGCTTACCGTGTCCTTCAAAATAGTTTCAAATTCACCGCGCTCTTTTTGAGCCTGTAGGTTGGACTCATCACGCTCTTTCAAAACCTGTCTGGCTTGATCTAAATCAATATCACCAATCTGGCTTTCAAACTTGCGTGTTTGTCGCTCCAATCTGCTTGCGATCATTTTGTCTACTTGAGCTTGTGTAAACGTCTTATCCTGACTTTCTACTGCCGCTGTTTCAGTCTCAGCTTCTGTTGCCATGATTTCATCGCTCATGTGTACGTGCCTCTTTCGAGTGGTTTAAAACTGGTTATTTAGCTTTCTTTTTCTTCTTCTTGGGTCGCCCTACTTTTGATCCATATGTTCCTTTACCTTTTGGCATGATTTACTCCTCAAAAATTGGCCTCCAATGGTGTCGGCAGTTATAACCACCGCGCACAATAAAAGGATCACCGGAAGCCTTACCCGCCCAAGACCCCGACCATGTTTGTGCAATCTCTTCATCTGTAAATGTTTGTCCGGCATGTTTGCGGCAAAATGATCGGCTGTCTCTTACCGTTGAGCCGTAGTATTTCCACTGGGTCGCCCCTGACTCTTTGCCGATCGCTGTATTGATCGAGGCATCAAACTGCATGAGGCTGTCTTGCATCATCTGTACTGAATAGCGTCTTAGGTTGCGCCCAGTTCGATCTCTGCCATACAAGGTCTGTAGCTTCTCAACCGCTACCGCCTTCTGTGCCGCTGATCCATTGGAAGCAATATCAACTAATTTCTTAGCCTCTAATGAGTCCGATGAGATATAAATGCCGTTGATGCTTTGACTTAGGTTCTTAACAGACTCGTTAAACGCCCTGCCTGTTAGTGTGCTTTGGTAAATCTCAGTCGCTAGAATATCCAGATACTCATTAGCAATGGCCTCAAAGCCCTGAAATGAAAGCCTCTGTAATTGGGTAATTACCGATCCCTCAACATTAATGAAGTCACCATAGTTCTGGAGCATAGCCAGAGCCGATGCCGATACATTCCGGTATTGACGTATCGATGCCTGAACCTCTGTCAGATACACCTCATCAATGATCGATCTGATCTCAGCCCTAGCCGCTAACGCCCATTGCAGATCAAACAAATTTCCATCACTTAAAGGCGCTGTTGCCATCAGTTGAGAAATTCGTGATTCTAGTTCTTGGAGTGCTAAGGCTATTCTTGCCTGATGGGTATCCGCTAAACGATCAAGGAGATCGCTGTAATCGCTCTCTGCCGACATTAGAACTGTCCTGAATCAGAACCTTCATCTTCCTTTGGCTCGATCAAAACGTCACCGCCTTCAACTTGCTCAAGTCCGATCTTCTCTCTAACCTCGTTTGGAGTCACAACACCCGCATCAATGTGGTAGCTGTATATCTGAGTCTTATCAGAGAAGTCACCAAGCACTGCTGTGCTTTCTTCGATCTCTGTATGCGCTTTAGCTAACGCCTCATCATCAAGCACCAGATCAGCAATCTGCATATCAATGTTCTGCATGAGAGTGACAGAGCGAACACCGCTTGCGCGTATCTGCTGTAAGAAGGTTAGTTCTTTGTCGTAGTCTCTAAGATCAAACGCATCTGGATAGGATATTTCCACATCTGGGGTAACGTCCTGCCAATCACAGAACAACACAAACAATTGCTCTTCTGCCAACTGTAAAATGTCAGCCTTTTCCGATAGCTTGGCGTTAAGCATTTGAAACTCTGTCTGCATTGCTACGCCTGATTGCGTCATTGCCGTTGTACCGCGAACCGCGCCCATGTGGGTCATTCGGTTAATGGCTTCGACTTTATCGGTTATTGATGCACGAACAGCGTCTAAGTTCTGTCCACTGGGTTGCATCTGATAGGGCTTAAGACCTTGATCCATGTCATCAGGTAAGTTGATGACCGACCCCGCCCCTGCACTGGCATCTGTGCCAAAGGTTTTAACGAGGGTAGGATGGTTGGATATCCGAATTAACTGCTCGATCTCTGACAGTTCTTGATAGATAGCGCGTTGCATGTAAGCCACATCAGATAGGTCTGATATGCCAATGCCTCTGGTGACTGATCGTTGTGCAGGAAGGAAGACAGCAGGTATTCGACCTAATGGATTGTCCATCGTATCCACTTTCTTCTCTTTGCCGTTCGAGGATATGTACGACTCAATAGTATCCTCTGTCCAGACCTTGTAATAAGCCTCCACCTCTGTATCAGAGACATGCTGTATGCTTTCTCTCACCTTGAGATAGACGAGCTTAAAACGACCGCTAGGGGTTCGCTCGTACTTCCAGTCGAACACGTTCTCAGGGGTAAATAGAGTCAAGTAAGGACGAATCTCTTGTGCCAGTTCCTCTGCCTTAGTTCCGGCATTGCTCTTTGGCTTGTCCACCATGATCCAGACATTGCCATACACTGATGCCCATACTTGAGCTTCACGCATAAAGGTGTTTAATGAGCGTCCATCAAGATCACAGTCTTTTAAGAATGGCTCAAGGGCTACGTTATTGGCTAATGAGTTAAAAGATCGAGTCGGTGGCACACGCCATAGGAAACTGCTGTATATGTGGACGATGTTTTTGCAGTGGTTGTCCATAGCCGTCAGGTCTATTCTGCGACCGTATGAGTCATTGTCTTCATTTACGTATTTGGTTAGATACGATCCATCACGGTAGTCTTGTCCACCCATATACGAGCGCAGGTAAAATTCCCAACTCTCTTTGTGATTATCGTATTCAGGTGTTGTGTATTCAATGTCTGCCATTAAGTCCACCGCGTTGGCTGTTCAATTTTATAATCTGTTTTTATTGGGAAAAGGTGTTCGACCATGTAGCCAAGGGCATCATTAGCATGATCATAGCCATCGTCTTTATTAGGTTGGCTCGTCCCTTCCTTGTAAGTCTGCCGCTCTAGCGACTTGATCGCTTGCTTGCACTTATCCGTTAAAAACAAATGTCGTTCACCACTGCCTGACTTAAGCCGTGAATTAACCGCGTTAATGCGGTCACGGACGGCAGGGTGGGATTGTTTGGCCTTAGTCATAAAGCCCGCATTTTGTAATATGGAGAGGTCTGTTCTACCCCCCGCTGATGTCTTTCTTTGTCGTGCCGCAGGATCAGGATAGATAATAATTTGTCGGTTGGGATAGCGTTGATGTATCTCTTTTACCATCTCATCAGTGTTGCTACCGTAGATAATGATCTCATCTATGCAGATAAGACTATTGCCTTTACGTAAGGCGATTACTGCACTCATCGGGTCGGTGTTAAAGTCCATTCCGATGTGCAATACACCCCCATCATCCTCATACTTAATGACTGAGGAGGCGCGTTCAAAGTTGTAGTAAATCAGTCCTGCATAGGTAACGAACTGTGCGCAATACTCTTGGTTAAAGGTGCGCTCATCAAGATCAGCTTTGGCTTGCTCGATCTCACTAGCGGATACGTTACCGCCCTCAATGGTTGTATATTGAAAGCTGTCCCATTCATCAGCACCATCAACCCCTTTAGCCCATAAATCATAGAAGTGATTGCGGCCCTTGGGAGTGCCTATAAACAACGCTCTTGTAGGGCTATCCTCTGAATGGCGATCAGACAGAGACGGCCTTAAAACCTCAAACCATGCCTCTGGGCGCATATCAGCGAACTCATCAAGAACAACAAAGTCCAACGCTCGTCCGCGTAAGTTGTTTGGCTTCTCAGCACCCTTTAAAGCGATGGTTGAGCCATTGATTAACTTAACCGTAAGCGAGGTTTCATTAGTTTTAATGACGTATTCATCGGGGATCATTTGGATCAACATGTCCCACTGAATTTCCTTTGCCATGCCATAAGTCGGACAGCAATAAAAACAGTTCTTATTCTTTCCTGATATTGCCGCCTTTAGCAACTCTGCGGCCGCTAAATAGCTCTTACCAAATCGTCTTCCTGCTACTACTGACCTAAAGCGCGAGGGGCTTAAAAATATCTCACTCTGCGGCAGGGTTAATTGCACGACTATCCACCACAATGTTGATAGGAGGTATTTCTTGTGCTTCTGGCTGAAGCTCTTGCCATCCACCTTGAACTTTCAAATAGAAAATATTGGCCGCCACGTTGCCCTCTGTGGCTAATCTAACGAGGTTAGAACCCATGTTACTAATCTGCTTAACCCTGCCTTTTTTATAGGCATCAAGAACTTCAGGTTGACGAGACTCAATAGCTCTTAATGTAGTCTCTGAAATGCCAAAGTAATCAGCTATCTGACCTTTGGTTAATACAGCGGCAAGAGCCTTTAGCTCAACAACCTGATCATGAGTAAAAACGATTGGTGGCTGTCCACCTCCCTCGCCTTGTCTGCCGTTTTTCATTTCTTGTTGATTAAATCTTGGACGGTCTTGGATTCATAAATTCGTAACCCAAGCCATATGATAGTGAATAGAGATGCCGTTGGTGGTAGCCACGCGGCAAGTGATAAAATGCCAGTTGATGCGGCCGCTACGTCCATTAAGTCTTTTCCGTGATTATCCATTAGATTTGGCCTTAGCTTTTGGCTTAGGCTCTTGAGGCTTATGATCATATACAGCATCGTCAAATAGTTGTGCCTCTGCTTTTCTGCGCCTTGTTAATCCTGCAACAACCTTGCCCCCCGCTTTGTCCCATCGAACAATCTGCTCTGATACCTCATCTAGATCACCTGAGTTAATCACTTGAAGCATTGTGCTTGCTCTTAGGTTTCCGCACCCAAGATTGAAACACCACGAAACAATGGCATCCCACTCATGCCTTAATAAGTGGACATTTACTAAGCGGTCAACATGAACCTCAACCATCTCTATATCTTTAACCAGAAAGGCATCAGCTTCTTTGTTGGTGATCTTGTCGCCTTCTTGGACGTTACGAGTGTGCCCATAACCAATTGACCATACGCCACCAGAGCATTCATACGCTTCTAGCTTGCAACCTTCAAAGTCTTTAATAAATTCCTTTCCAGATTCAGAAGTTCTCATGCCCTGCCTCTTCAATAGTTTGGCTGTCCCACGACTATTAGGGAGTTGGTCGCTTCAATCGGACAGCACAGGTCGCTGTAAAAACAGCCGCCTTAAAACAAAAAAACCGCCAAAAGAGGCGGTATAAGATCGGGAGTCAGCCGAAAAAGTAGGGGAACGGCTAGTCTGGTAAATTAGATCATACTTTGTCAGCACTGTCAATCTATACAGTGTTTATTTATACAGTAGTTTAGTTTGCGGACACAAAGTGCGACCTTTTGTCCGCTCCTTCTTTTTTTTAGATTTTTGAAGGACGCTTGTTTCCTTCTTTTTTTTGGATTTTTGAAGGACGCTTATTACTCAAAGAGTACGGTGTCAAGGACACAAAGTGCTACCTTTTGTCCGCAAATACTCCGGCAACCGACTCACGTTTTAACGCACCATGACACTTCACTACCTTTTTTGGGGTCATGTGTCATAACATATCCTTCTAGTTTGTGCTTACTGATAAAAGGTGCGATGTTTTATCATTGACAAGGACACAAAGTGCGACATTTTGTCCGCTTGTAAAAATAATTCTAAATAATACTTGCACTATGTGACATAATGTCATATAGTTACTACGTCATCAAGGGGATGGCGCTAACCAAGGGGCTACAACATGAACACTAGCAAGCTTTTCGAAGTCAAAAACGACCTTAAACGCTTACAGCGTAATGGCGACACTTTGGAA